ATATGGTAAAGAGGAAGCAGATAAAAAACAGATAGAAAAAATAAAGAAAATCAGATTAAAACTTCACACGAGATTGAAGGATAAATTTAATTGTATTAGTCCAGCATTCTTTAATCCAGAAGCATGCAAAATAATAGATGAATATGGTAAAACTAACGGCTATTCATTCCAACATGCTCTAAACGGTGGAGAATTTTATATTAAAGAATTGGGTTATTGGGTAGATGGGTATGATAAAGATAAAAACGTTGTTATAGAAATTGATGAAAAGCATCATTTTGATAAAAATGGAAATTTAAGAGAATCTGATAGTAATAGACAGGCCGAAATAGAAAATTTACTATGTTGTAAAAAATTCATTAGAGTAAAAATTTAATGTATACGAATATATATTATGATAGAGAGCGTAATAGAATATCCTTATGGGACGACAAATTTGGATATAGGTCATTCCCATATAAAAAATATGCATATATAGAAGATGCTGAAGGTGACTTTTCTACCATCTTTGGTACTAAAGTGAAAAAAATTACAAGTTGGAATAATAATATGGAAGATAAATTATATGAATCAGATTTATCTCCAGAGATGAGAACTTTAATAGATGTATATTATGATTCACCTGATAACTTATATCCAGACAATAATATTGTTATATTAGATATTGAAGTTGAGACATCTCATTCGCTACCAGATGTATATAAGGCTGAAAATGCTGTTACTGGAATAAGTATTCATGAAAGCAAAAACGATAAATATTATTCTTTTATATTAGATCTTGATAATAAAATAGATGATAGTAAAATATTTACAGATTCAAAAGGGAATAATGTAATACTTAAAGCTTGTATTTCTGAAAGTCAGATGCTTCAGGAATTCATAAATTTGATAGTATTAATTAAACCAACAATATTAACAGGATGGAACATAGAATTCTTTGATATACCATATTTAATTAATAGAATAGCAGGTATGTTAGGTGAGGCGATTGTTAAAACATTGTCACCAATAAATATAATTAGATATTCCGAATTTAAAAAAAGATATATTATAGCAGGAATATCAATTATAGATTATTTAAGTATCTATAAAAAGTTTACATTCTCAGAAGAAGCATCATATAGGTTGGATTCAATAGCTAAGAAAGAAATTGGAAGAGGTAAAACTGGATTTGATTGTTCTCTACAAGAATTATATGAAAAGGATATCCATAAATTTATTGAGTATAATATAAATGATGTTGAATTGGTTTTAGAAATAGATAAAAAGAAAAAATTTATAGATTTAGTAGTAGGTATTTCTCATAAAGGCAGGATTCCATATGAGGATATATTTTATTCTTCTCGTTATCTAGAAGGTGCAATTTTATGTGATTTAAAATCTAAAAACTTAGTTGCACCAAATAAACCAAATAGAACTTTAACTAGAGATGTTAGTTTTATAGGTGCATATGTTAAAGATCCAAAAGTAGGATTTCATGAATGGGTGTTTGATTTAGATTTAACATCTTTATATCCATCAATTATTATGTCACTGAATATATCTCCTGAAACAAAGGTTGGTAAAATATTAGATTGGAATGCAAATGAATTTACAAGTAGAAAACAGAGAACTTGGAAAGTTTTTAATTTTATAAAAAATGTTGAAGCGGATGTAGATACTAAAGACTTATGGGATTTTTTAGAAGTTTCTAAATATTATATATCATCAAATGGAATTATCTACCAATCAACGCATCAAAGAGAAGGAGTTATTCCGAAAATATTATCTAAGTGGTTCGATGAAAGAGTAGAATATAAAAATCTAATGAAGAAATTTGGTAAAGATAATAAAAAAGACAAGTATGATTTCTATGACAGACTCCAAAATATACAAAAAGTATTATTAAATTCACTCTATGGTGTACTAGGGTTACCTATTTTTAGATTTTATGATTTAGATAATGCCGCATCTGTTACGGAAACAGGTAGATCTATTATAAAATTTTCCGAGAAAAAAGGAGATGAATATTTTAATAATGTTTTGAAAACTAATAATAATTATTGTTTAGCCGGAGACACCGATTCTGTTGGAAAAGACAGTGTTATTGATACTAATTTATATGGTAAAATTACATTATTACAGTGTTTTGATAACTTAACTATTAGAGGAGAATGCGATATCTATTCCGATATCTCTAACAGAAAATTTATATTCCCAGACAATTTAGTTTTACCCTACTATGATGAAGATAATAAAGAAATATCATATGGTAAGGTGAAATATATTGAAAAACACATTATTAACAAGAGAATGTTTAGAATTAAAACAAAATCAGGTAAATTTGTAGACATTACAGAAGATCATTCTTTAATGATTTTAGATGAATCGACTAAAAAATTAAAGGAAATCAAACCAAATAAATTAAAAAAAGGTGATAAAATTATTAAATTAAAGTATGACATAGATGAAGTAGACGAGATTATAGATTTAGGAATAAAGAAAGAAGTTGTTTTTGATGTGGGCATGGATGATAGTCCACATACGTTTTTTGCAAATAATATTTTAGTACATAATTCAGTATATTTCTCAGCATCTCCATTACTTAAATATTTATATCCTAATTTGGATTATTCAAATGAAAAACTTGCTACAGATGCAGTATCTCATATAGTTAGTGATGTACAAAAGTATATAAATGATTCATATGATGACTTTGCTAAAGAAATATTAAATATAACGACAGGACATAGATTTAATATAAAACAAGAATTAATTTGTAAGTCTGGGTTATGGACTGCAAAGAAACGATATGCATTAAAGGTTGTAAATAGAGAAGGAATATTAGTTGATAAATTAGAAGTTAAGGGATTAGATACTGTGAGGTCTAGTTTTCCTCCAGCATTTAAAGGATTTTTAGAAAAAATGTTAATATCTATATTAGATAAAGAGTCACAGGATAAAATTGATGATGATATAGTTAAGATGGAAAACAAATTGAATTCATTTACTATAAACGAAGTATCTAAAAATACCTCAATAACGGATATAGTAAAATATACAGATGAAGTAAGTGGTTATTATGCAGATAGAATATTTTCTGCTATAAAGAAAGCTACTCCTGCACATGTAAGAGCTGCAATTGCTTTTAATGATTTATTAAAGTATTATGGTTTAGATAATTCTATTAGTCCGATTAAAAATGGAGAAAAGATTAAGTGGTGTTATCTAAAAAATAATAATTTTGGTTTAGATAAGATTGCATTCAGAGGATATGATGATCCAAAGGAAATTTTAGATTTTGTAAATACATATATTGATAGGCAACGTATATATGAAAGTGAATTAAAATCTAAAATAGAAAATATATATGCAGCACTTCAGTGGAAATTTCCAAGTAGATACAAAAAGTTAGCTAAACAATTTTTCAATATTTAATCAGAGGTTATAATGAATATTACTAAAAACAGATTATTAAGCTTTATAAGAAAGTATAATCTAGGTGGAGAAGTCCAGACGGTTTTATGGACCATTAAAGATAATATATTAAATGTTAAATTTATAATAGATGATGAATCCCTTAGAGGAGAAGTTAACTGTGAGAATGTAGATCATGAGGATTTAGAATTCGTTATTTATGAAACAGATCCTTTAATAAAAATGCTTTCTGTTTTAGATGACAATAATTTTGATGTAACAATATCTCCAATTGCGTTAAATTTTAAAGATGGTAATTCTAAACTTAAATATGTATTAGCAGATAAAAGTTTAGGTCGACGTGTAAAAAATGTAACTTATCCTAAAGATTTTATAACTATATATGAAACAGAAGATATATTAACAAAGTTTACAAAGGCACTTTCGTCTTTTACTAGGTGTGAAATTTTTGGAATAATTGCAGATGAATTAGAATCTAAAATAATATTTTCTATGAGAGAAGGTAGTACGGTTGATGTAGATGAAAGCAATTTGTCAGAACAAAAGACTCATACATTTAATATTGATATAAAATCTGAAGAAGTTACTTTAGATATTCCTATGTTAAACTTTAATTCTAAAAGATTTAAATCTATAATTGACACTAATAAGGGCTTTACAATGTGTAAAATTAAAATATTTAAAGTTGGAATGTTAGAATTAATATTTAAACATGAAGATGATAAAATAGATACAAATTATCAATTAGTAGCATTACAAAAATAAGGTGTATAATGGAATTAAAAATTAATAGTCTGTTCGCAGAAAAATATAGACCTAATAATTTAGATGAATTTGTGGGTAATAAACCCATTATAGATAAATTTAAATTATATATAAAAGAAAAGGATATACCTCATTTATTATTGGTTGGCCCACAGGGATGTGGAAAAACTTCCATCTCAAAAATATTAGCAAAGACTATATCTCCAGATGACTATTTATATATAAATGCTTCTGATGAAAATAATATTGAAACCGTTAGAAACAAAATTAAAAATTTTGCTATCTCTATTTCTATGAATAGTACAATAAAAATAATTATATTGGATGAATGTTTAGATGAGAATACTCCAGTTTCTGTTCTTAGATGCGGTAAAGAAGTTTTAATAAAAATTAAGGATTTAGATGATTCTGGAGATTTAGTGAAGTCTTTTAATATTAAGAAAAATAGAATAGAATATATGCCTTTTAATTTAATTGATAAAGGCATCAGCGATGATTGTTTAGAAATAGAATTAGAAACCGGTGAAATTGTTATATGTTCAAAAACACATGGATGGTATATTGAAAATGAGACCGGCGAAATTATAATGGTTAAAGCATCTAATTTGAACAAACACATGCACATTATGACATAATTTTATACAAAGTGTGATTTTTCTAGATCATACCTATATATATAATTAAGAAACCTATTGGAGAAAGATGTGTTTGTAAAAATATTAGGAAAAAAAATTGAATCAAATAGAAGTATAACAAATTTATTAAGAAATAAATTTAAAACTGTTGAAGTTGCATACTTATTGGAGCACGGTATGGATGCACCAAAGTGCAAATATTGTGGATTTAAGTGTATGTTTATTAGTTTTTTTAAAGGATATTTGGATAGATGTAATTCAAATGAGTGTATACATAGAAGCGTTGTTGATTCCAATAAAATGTTGGGAAAGAAACGTGTTTTGAACAAGTTGAATAAGGACAGTGATTTTTATAAATATATCATACAAAATTCAAATTTTTATATAAACAATTTTAAAAAGATAAATATAATAGAACCCTTTACAGGGATACGTACTGGAAAGCTAACTCTACGATCCTTTTTACGAAGACGTATTTCTAAAGAATGTTTTTACACATATAAAGATTGTATATATTGTAATTCATCATTCTTAACAGATATTTTTATTAATAGAAAATATTGTCATAATTCTAAATGTGTTGAAAAAGCACGTAGAAAATACATTATAAGTTCTAAACAGTTTACTCCTCAAGAGATAAACAATCTATATCAGGTTTTTAGAATAGATGGAATATCTCATGTGGATGCGATGACTAAGATAAGAACCGAATATACATCGGACTATGTGTTAATTAATAAAATTTACAAATATTATGACGATTACTCAATACTAAAAATTAAATACTTAACATGTCCAGTTACCGGGTTTATTATACCACTTAGATCAAGATCAAACATTTTAAAAAAACACTGCTTTATTCATAATATAGATATCAATTCATATATAGAAAAGTATTTTCCGAATTTCATCAGTAGGTGTTTATTATGTGCCGACTTTTCAGAAGTGAAATCAGATCTTATTAAAGAAACACATAAAAAGTTTTGTAACAGGGATCATTATTTACAATACAAAAAAATTAACCCCGATAAATATAGGTGTAGTGATGATCAAAAGAATAAACAATCTAAAATAATTAAAAACTTAATTTTAAGTGGTAAATTTACTCCTAAGACTCAAAATAGGTTTACTCACTTTGAGCAAAAAATAGTAATTAATAATATAGAGTATAAGTTTAGGAGTTCTTGGGAAGCTGCATTTTTTGTATCTAACAATATAAATTATGAAAAATCGTATGAGAAGTTGAGAATTTTATATCGTGATAAGCTTGGTAAATCCCACATATATATTTCTGATTTTTATTTACCAAACACTAATACATTATATGAATTAAAACCAAGAAATTTATATAAAATACAAAAATATAAAATGAATGAGGTAATTAAATATTGTAAGACTAATAACATCAAATTTATATGGATTAATGAAGATAATTTATTAAATTTCTTAAACATTGAAATAGTAAAAAATTATCCAACTATTTTCGATAAGATTAAAGGAATAATAAAGTGAATAAAATAAAAATAAAATCAATAAAAAATTACACACAGCCCACTCACCTATATGATTTGCATGTATCATCGAATCATAATTTTTTTATCGGCGAAATGGGTACAATTCTCACTCACAACTGTGACTATATGACTCCTAATGCCCAGGCAGCGTTGAGAAATTTAATGGAAACTTATAGTAGACATACTAGATTTATCTTAACTGCTAATTATTATAATAGAATCTATGAACCTATAATTTCTAGGTGTACAGTTTTTGAAATGGGACAAATGCCAAAACCGGATATGGCAAACAGAGTTGCAAACATTTTAGATATAGAAAAGGTAATATATAAACCTGAGGATGTGGTTTTATTGATAAACTCTTTTTATCCGGATATGAGACAAATATTAAATGTAACCCAAAGATCAATTACAAATTGGAAACTTGAGGTAAATAGTAATGAGATATTAGAATCAGATTATAGGTTGAAAATAATAGATATACTAAAAGATAAAAAGTTATTAAGTGAAACTAAATTTGCGAATATTAGAAAATTAATAGCAAATCATCAGATAAAACAATTCACAGATGTGTATAGAATAATGTATGAAAATATAGATGATATTGCAAAAAATGTTTCAGATGTAATCTTAATAATTGCAGAACAACAATATCAAGAATCATTTGTGATAGATAAGGAGATCTCCTTTATTGCATGTGTCGTGCGTATATTAAATAGTAATGATATGGAAAGATAATGTTTATTAAAAATGCCAGAAATTTTAAATATGATTATCTATGTCCTATATGTGGCGGAGATTTGATGTATTTAAGAGAATTAAATTTATGAGAATATTCGATGGTAATTCTGTATTTGAATGTTCTAATAATAGAGAGCATAGATTTTGGAAAAATAGCAGAGAAGAACATGGTATTTTACATCTAAATAAGCATGCTACACAGTTTCTGTTCCATTCTGATAAAGATTATGTTTGGAATGAAAGTGTGAGGGCGTGAGAATAAATGGCGATATATGACTTTGTTTGTAATAATTGCGGATCAGAAAGATTTGATGTACACACTGATTGGCAAACTGCACACTTTAATATGCCTAAATGTTCGATTTGTAAAATAGGGACATTAGTACCTAAGTTTCCAAGATCAACAACATTTAAATTGGTGGGTGACAATTGGAGTAAAGACGAATACGGAATTAAACCAATAAAACAGGAGAAAAATAATGAATGGAAATAACAATCTAGGGAGAGACTTAAAATTAAATGTAGACTTAAGGACTGTTCCTAATTTAACATGTGAGTCATGTGGCAATGGTTTTTTTAAAACGGTTTTCGTTTTGAAGAGACTGTCTCCACTCATTACAGGACAACCAAAACCGGTAATAGTTCCAACTGAATTATTTGCATGTGAAAAGTGCGGTCATGTTAATGATGAAATTAATCCATTCCGTGTAATAGAAGATGAAAAGCCAAAAGTCTAAACAGTTTTTCGATCATCTAAATCATTTGATGAAAATTCAGTCTAAGAATTACTGGTCTACGTTGTCTGAGGAGGAAAGAAAAACCTGGAGTACTTTTATGATTAATCGGTATTTATCTATGGACTACAATTTAATAGAGATTGTAGATATATTTCAAAAGTATACCCCACAACTATCTAACGAAATGGTTTATAGATTATATGCTGGCATTGTACCAAAGTCTAATAAATTTCTGAGGTATATCAAAAGAGATTCTAAAGATAAAATAGATAAAGATAATATAGAAAAAATTTCAATATATTATGGGTGTTCGCTGTCAGAAGCAGAACAATATTGTGAAATATTAACAAAAGAAGAAATTAAACAAATAACTAAAATGTTTGGAGGATAAAATGAGTGATGAAAAAACGAACAGTGGTAAATCAAACTTTATTAAAAAGTGGTTAATTAAGAAATTTAATCTAACATTAAAGGGTGATACTTGTCAAGGAATTGCACCAAACATATCAGATTTTTCTTTAAATGATCGATATGTTTTTGACTTTAGAGCGGGTTATTGGAGAGGAGAGTCTATTGGTATTAATCAAACACCTATGGCCGCGGGCAACACATCAGAGTATACTGGGCAAAAAACTATTAAAAAAATATTTGTTAAGCCTGTTGATGTTTTAAAAGAATTAGAGGAAAAACCTAGATTTTTTGAAACTGATAATTTAGAAGAAAAAATAGCAATGATGAATGATAGAAGAGAATTGATAAAAGAATCATATTCTAGAAGAGAATTAGATGGTTTGGTCATGTGTCTAGAGAACAGAAAAAATATGACAGAGCATTTTTTGGTCAATTTACTACTACTACTTTAGAAAAAATAAACAATCTATTAGAAACGTATGAATTAATAATGCAGTCTGCAGATTTATTTATTCTAGATTTTCCTAAAGAAGCAATAGATACAATGAAATTATATAAAGATAAGGTAAAAGAATTATTAGATAAAGATGCTATTTTTTATGTTATAGCCACTAATAGTTCTTTTTCAAGTGTTACTAGTAAAAGAGATCCAATATTACTTGCACAGTCTCCATTTGGATTTTACTATGATATTTTAGGTGCGTGGGATGAAGAAATGTTAGTATTATCAAAATTATAAGAGGAAAGTTATATGGGAAACAATTTATTTTTTACAAAGGTTAGAGATGTAAAATCACCTA